CATAGCCTGCGCCAAATCATCAAGCACATCGCTGGCCGGCGATCCCTCCAGGAAGACGCCTGCTGCGCGGTACATCGGCAACAGGAACCCCGCTCCGTAATCGGTCGGTGTGCCGCATGCGTTAGCTGCAGCGATGATGCGGGCGTCCTCGCTTGCGCGCATGCTGGTGCGTTTGCCGAAACGCGGGTGCAGCATGACATGGCGCATCATCAGCGCCGGGTTCTCGGTGAATCTCGTGACGCCGTCGCGCGGGTCGTAGATCTTGGCGCCACGCATCTTGGCCGTCACCGTCGGGATGCCGGAAGGCAATGCGCCGTCGTTGTAGGCGAACTGGCACACCAGGTAGGCAACACCGCGTGCACGGTGCTCCCAGGTCCAAACGCCGGGCAACATGGCGGTCATTCCGCCGTCGGCGGTCTGGTCAGGAGAGCCCAGATGCCAGCGGATGTTGACGAAGGAATTGAATCCAGCGTACTGGTAGTAGACCGTGTAATACCAGCCCGGCTGGCTCAAAGGATTGATGATGGTGACCGTGCGCCCGCTCACGCTGCATTGCACCTCGTGCTGGCCGAGCAACCCAAAGTATCTCTCGACGGCAGAGACGGAACCAGGAATCGGGTCGAAATCCAGGTCGAATGTCGTGACGAAAGACGTCTTCTCGCCGTTGAGTGTTGCCGGCCGGCCATATGGCGCGGTCGTTACTTGGCCAAACTCATTCACATCCACGGGTTGGTCGTTCAGATAGATCTGCTCGACGCCGTCGATTTCGTGCTCGGCCAGGGCGATACACATGATGAACAGCTCTTTGTACTGTCCCACACTGGTTTTGAAGAAGCAGTGCCCCCCCTTGCGCACGCGCCCCAGCACGAGTTCGCGCGGCACCACAGTGCCCTGCATGTTGACCAGACGATCCACCTGCGCGGCATCGAATTGCGCCTTCGCTGCGCGCTCTGCCTTGCGCTTCTGGTAGCTGCTCAGCGCAAATGTGCCCACCAGCGTAATGGCGTAAGCAGCCACGGTGGCGGCCGTCGCGCCAACACCAAGCGCCGTGAGGCCAACGTAGATTGCCTGCGGCATCAGATCCTCCAGGCCGCCACGGCGGTTTCCATGCCGACAAGAACCATCCCAGCCTCCCCAGGCGCGATCACGCTGGTGCCGTTGCAGATGCCAAGCATCTCGCGCTCGGCATTCAGCACCAGCACAAGGTCACCAACGGCAGCCATCTTTGGGCTGACCGGGTCTCCCAGAAGCTTGGTAGCAAGATGCAATAGGCCGCCGCCTTGCTCGATCGCTCGCGCAGCGCCCAGCGCCCCTTCATAGACCGGGAATGCTCCGCGCAGATCGCGCCCCGTCATCGCCTCCAGCGCATCGGCAGCGAAGGTGCAGCAGTCGTTTGAGCCCCACGCAAAGGGCATGCTTGCGCGCGCCTGACCGAATTCAGCGAGGCGCAATTGCCAGTCTGGAAGTCTCATCTGCTGTCGATGTAGTACTGTTTCGTTGGCCAGATGACAGGTACGCCGCTCTGGGACACGATGTATTCGAAGGCCCGGTCGCCCGGGTAGAGTGCCTGCTGATCGGCGTTGCTGGTGGTCAGCGAGTTGCCGCGCAGGAGGTCGACCGCCGAGCTTTCCGCCGTCACATAGATCGTGCAGGTGTCGCCGTCCGCACCGATCGACATCGTGTCGAGGTAACCATCCCAATCGACGGGCGCGTCGATCACGAAACCATCGCTGCCGATCAACGCCAGCCTGATCACGAGCCGCACGCCCTGCACCACGGTGGCGTCAGCCAGGGCCAAGGCCAGCAGCTCGGCCGTGATCCCCGACATGGTCAACTGCAGCCCCTTGATCTCGGTGCCGGTCGAGTTCTCGATCTGGTTGATCTCGCCAAGCCCCGCCGCGCCTCGGTACGTGATCCCGCCGAAGTCCAGCGGGCGATTCATCGAGTTGAGTGCGACCGTGCCCGATGCAAAGTACATGGCGATCAGCTGCGCCACCTGCGGCACCGAGCCAGCCAGCGCAGCAGCGAAGGAAGGCGACACAGATCTCACGACACGACCTCCACGAAGTCGAACGGCACCTCGGGTGCGTAGCCGGGGATGTACTGCACGCGCGCGGACTGCGAAGATTGGCGAAACAGCGCGGTCGGCCGGTCCCACGTCACAGCCGAGCCCGGCGGCACCGGCACACGCAGCCTGTTAACAACGGTTACCGGCATCGCACCTGCACCATTTGCCACCGCGGGAGACGCCACCTGCAGCAGTAGACCGGCCACGCCGATCATGTCCCCGGGCTCCAGCGTCGCGCCGGCTACGGTGTTCAGGATCAGGGCCTGCGTGCCAGCGTTAGCCGCCTGCGCCGTCGGCGTGCCGCGCATGGTTCCACGCGGGACCTTTCGCACCAAGTGGTAGAGCCGCACGGTGTTGGTCATGCCGCGCAGCGCTGCGATAAAGGCCTCCACTCGCGCGGCGTCCGCGAACTTGCGATTCGGGAGCGTCAGACTGACGCCCCAGCGGTCGTTGCCGAAATCGGCCACCTGCTCGCTGCCACCGTAGGGGGACCCGAACACGCGCTGGTTCGTGATCTGCCACAGGGCGAAGGCTTTGGGGCAGAAGCCCGCAGGCAGGGCGATCTCGCTCATGCGAGTCTCCCTCGATAGCCTTGGCTGCGTCCGAGTGCCGCAGCTATGCGGGCTTCCGTGCCTTCCTGAGCCTGCTTCAGCATGCCAACCGTGGCCACGTCCCCGACCATGTTGTTGATGACCACCGACACCGGCTGCCCGCCACTCCCGTTCGGCGTGACCATCCCGCCGCGGTTGCCCATCATGAGGTACTGCTTTCCGTTCACGTCCAGCAGCTCGGGGCCGTTCTCGTTGACGCGGTACATGCCGCCTGCCGCTACCGGGCCTCCTGCCGCACGCCCCGAAAGCCCATTGATGAACGTGTCGAAGACACCCTGCTGGGCGGCGGTTGGGCCGCTGGACCCGAAGTTGAACAGGCCGCCCAGCACCGATGCCAGCGGGCCCGTGACCTGCTGCTTGATCACGATGCGCGCGATGTCCGCGATGATCGAGTCGGCCAGGCTCTTGAAGTCCAGTTTCCCGGTCTTCACGAATTCGACGAGCGCGTCTTCGAGGCCCTTGAAGGCGCTGCCGAAGGCCTGCTCTGCAAGCTTCGCAGAGTTGGCCGCTTCGGTTGCGTAGTTGGCCAGCGCTTCCGAGGCGCCTTTCTGCCAATCCTTCGAGAGGGCATCCAGACTGCCGTAGTACGAGCGGTATGACTCGATCGCCTTCGACTGGAACTCATTGATGATCGCCATCTGGGCGTCGAATTGGCGCTGGGCATCGGGTCCGAAGGAGCCCATCAGCTCTGCCTGCGAGCGCTGGTTCTGCAATGCCTGGCGCTGCTGACGGTACTTGTCCTCGATCTGGCTGATGCCAGCGGCGAAGTCGCGAGCCTTCGTGCCCTGGCCCACTCCCTCTATCGCGCGCGCATAGCCTTGGTTCGTGGTGTCGAAGAAGTCCTGCGCAGCCTGTCGAGCGGAGAGCAGCGAGGAAGCAATCCGCTTGTTCGCGGCCTCGCTCTCGATGCCATAAATCTTCGCATGGGTGGCCGCGTCCTCGCGCACCTTCTTGAGCTTGGTCTCTTCGTCGGCGATCTTGCGGGCGTTGTCGATCGCATCCTTGCCGGTCAGTTTTTCCTGCTGCAGGCGCGCGATGGACTGCTGAGCAGCCGACTCTTGCGCGGCCGTCGTCAGGTCCAGCAGGCGCTTCTTTTCTGCGTAGTATTCGCTGTCCTCCGTCAGACCCGCCGAGCGCAGCGCAGAGAGGATCTTCTCTTGATTGCTGTAGCTGTTGACCACGGCGGCCTGGGCATTCTTGATCGCATCCAGGTCCGCGTTGAGCTGAGCCTTGGCGTCCTGTGCGCTCGTGTCCTTCGGCTTCGCATCCTTCGGGGTGGGGCCGTTGAAATTCAGCGTCTGCTGCCCAGGCGTGAAGCCTCGGGTTTCCTGCGCAGCCTGTGCGGCCAGGCGGTTGCGGTCGGCGATTCGCTTGGCGACCTTGTCCGCCATGCTCTCCGATTCGGCAGTGAATTGCTTCCCACGCTCACGCGCCGCCTCGATGATGTTGTTGATGTCGTTCACCTGATCGCGTGCGACCTTCAGGGCCCCGCTCGGGCTAAATGAGAATGCGGCCTTCGCACCTTCCGACGAATTGCGACTGGCGGCGGCGATGATGGCGGCCGTGGCGCCGATCGATTCGCCGAGAAACTGGAAGACAGTCGCTGTCTTGCGGGCAATGTCGATCACATGCGCCAAGAAGACAGCAGCGTCGTCGGCAAATTGCTGCACTCCTTTGTTTTTCGCGAGGTCGGAAGCGCCATTGCCGACGCCTACCATCTCCTTCAGCGCGTCGGTGAGCGCACCCGTGAAGTCCGTGAGAGCGGGCAGCGCTTGAGTGGCGAGAGCCTGTGCATAGATCTCCAATTGCGCGCGCTGCTTCGCCTGCTTGTCGGCGTAGTCGTCGGCCTGCTTGATCTGTTCGGCAGTGAGCACTACCTGTCGGCCGCCCTGCTCTTCGAGCGCCTTCAAGAAGGGCAGCAGTTCTGCGCCACTCTTGCCAAGCAGCGCCTGCGCGACAGCCGTTTTCCCGGCGCCGTCGGCGAAGCCGGCCAGCGCCTTGGAGATGGTCTCGATCTGCGCCTCTGGCGCAAGGTCTTTGAAGTCCTTGAGGTTCAAGCCCAGCGCAGTGAGCGCGGCACCCGCCGTCTTCGACTCATCGTCGACGCCCGTCAAGTTCTTCGTCAGCTTGATGCTGGCCTGCGCGACCGCTTCGACGGTGGTGCCGGCTGTGCCCGCTGCAATGCTGAACGCTGCGAGCCCCTCGGCTGATCCGCCGGTCTTCTCGGCCAGATCCTGGAAGTCGCCTGCCTTCTTTACCAACGTGTCGAAGGCAGCGAACGCGGCCACGGCCGAAGTGGTAATGGTGGCCAGCGAGGCCGCCGCCACGGCCGCGCCGTCCTTGATGGCCGTGCCGATTTTCTCGCCGAACTGACGGGCTTGGTACTCGGCCTTCGTGAGGCCTTGCGTGTACTCCGCGGCGTCCAGGCCGAGCTTGACGACGAGCGAACCAGCAGCCGCGGCCATTACTTGCGCCCCTGCCCGAGTTTGCGCACGCCAGCACCCACAAGCATGCCGATGTCGTGCGCAGCGTTGTCGAGGGCGACTTCGCGGTCTTTGTTGAACATGTCGAATTCACTCATGCGGGTTTTGTTGCCGTGCACCTGCGCCAGGACGTTCGTCAACTGGATCAGCAGCAGTTCCAGCCGTCGCGGCCAGAGCGGGCCACGAACCATCCACAGGGACAGTTCGCGTTCCGTGAGGGCATCGACCGCGGAAAGCGGCCAGCCCATCGCCTCGCCCAGGTCTAGCTTGAAGCGGTCCCTGGGGGTGAGTCGTTTCCCAGATCGGCCGCCTCCTTGCCAGTCGCGTTGAGCTCATCCATGGCCGCATGGATGCGATTGAGCGACGACGCGCGCAGACGGTTGATGGCGAACAGGTCTTCGGCGCTGTTGGCGTCGAACAGAAGCTCGCCGGCCTCGTTGCACAGCATCCGCGCCACGCCACGCGCGGTCTGGAGCTTCGGGTCCATGTCGGCGGACATGGCCTCGATCTCGCCGACCAGCAGCGGCTTGACGTAGACATCGCCCCACTCGGGGACGTTGACGGGGACCGGCTTCGGGCTGGCGGTGGCGAGAATCTTGGCTCGCAGTTCTTCGCGGGTTGCCATCATGCGAGGACGAAGATTTCGCCGGTGAGCTTCATGGTCGTGGATCCGGTCCACACGCCGGAGACGGCACCGCTGAAGCTGGACTGCTGGACGGTGCCGAGCATCACGATGGTGCCGCCGTTGTTCGGGAAGGTGATGCGCACGGCGATCTCGTCACCGGCCACCTTCGCTGCACGGATCGCGGCTTGCACCGGCACGTTGGGCGCGAAGTTGTAGTTCAGCGTGAGCGTGCCGCTGTCCGACAGGCCCGTCTCGAACTCCTTGGCGGTCGAGCAGATCGTGGTGACGTCGATCTCGTCCGTCGAGCCGTCCTGCTGGTCGACGCCGGTCAGTTCGCAGAAATCGGTGAAGGTGAGCGGAGAGAACGTGCCACCGCTGGTGTACGGCGTGTAGCCGGTGGAGTCCACGCCAGCGAGTTCGAAGTCGTTGGTCTCGGGGTTGTCCACCACGTACAGATTGCCGTTGACCTCGGTCATGCCCACCACCGCCGCGATGCGGCCCACGGTGCCCAGGGGCAGTCCGTGCGCGGTGGAAGTGACGACCGCCGGGTCGGAATTGTCGATGTCCGTGATGGTCTTCGCGGACCCGGTTCCCGTACTGACTTGCAGCGAGCTGCCCTGAAATTTAAGACGACGGCCGGCGGCCATATTGCTACCCTACTTTCTGCTTAAGTGCTGACTACTGACATGAAAAAGGCCGCTGTAAGCGGCCCGGCTCCGAAACAAAAAAGCCCTCGCGCGGAGGGCTTTGAATTGGGTTCTGACTGGCTACCCCACTGGCAGGCGGTTGCCCTTTTTGAGGTTATCCAGTGCCGGAATAACTCTCAGGTTCGACTCACAGTGAAGACCGCATACGCGCGGGCTCTGCAACGGATAAATGTGGTCGACATGGTGTTTGACGCCTGTAGATCTAGTCAATTGCTCACTCAACTGATAGATCTTTGCGATAGCGTCCAAATTCGCCCACAAAGGCACCGCTTTGCGCTTGCGAATCTTGTATTTCTTGATATGCGCATTGATGCGCCCTCGGTTCGCGGCACGGTAGTCGCGATCCGCTGCGCGCTTCAACTCCGGGTTTTCTATCCCCCAGCGACGGGCGCGATCCCTTGCCCGCTCGCCGTTTGCTCGATACCACTCAGCCGCAGTACGCCTGTTTTTCTCGGCGTTCTCTGGAGCCTTTCTCCACGCGGACATTCGCTGCCGAGCCTCCGCTTGGCGCTTCTCCCGATGCCTCGCATATGAGGCCTTGTTTTCCTCTCGCTGACATTCCTTGCAAATATTTCTTAGTCCGTCTGGCCTGCAGCTGTGTACATTGAATTCGGAGGTTGGCTTGCTATGCCTGCATGTGGCGCATGTCTTTGGAGTGGTCATAGCCATGAAGATTCCTGAACAATCCGATAGGCTAGCCCGCTTATATTTCTAGGCGCTACTCGGATAGCTGATGAAGTCCAAGCTGACGCGGTGAAGCTTCAGTTCGGGCTCATAGGAAGAGAAACCTCCAGCAGCGCGGGTCGGCGGCGATATGGCGGCCATCGCCGCCAAAACCTGAAGACGAAGTGCGCGCGTTGAATCGAAGTCCGTTGAATAGATGTCGATCTGCGTCCGCGTGTTTGCCGTCTGCGCCGCGTCATCGCCGCAAACGTCGTCGGTCACCTCGTCGCTGATGAACGTGAAAAGAATGGCCGGCGTGACTGGCACGGCCGGCAGTTGCGGGAAGACGCTGGCATGCACGCGGTTGGCTACCAACGGCGCCAGCGCCTGGTAAATGGTTTGCTCAAGGCTCATGCACCCACCTTTTTGAGGCGCTTCTCAATCCGGTCCTTGATGGCCTCGACCGCGCGTTCCTTGTTCTGGTCGTATGCGGGCCGCAGGAATGGCTGGGGTGCTGATTTGGCCGTGCCGTATTCCACGAAGCGCCCATAGAAGGCATCGGTCAGGCCGGCCGCCC